TGGGAAGAGTGTTTTAGAACTGCAACTAGAGCATTAACTATCACTGAAAAGAAAACAGATTTCCTATCTGAAGGTTGGGCTTGGGGCCATATGGCAGATGACTTATGTGCCATATCAGCTTGGCAATTAGGTGAATGGAAAGTAGCAGTAGAGCACGGCAAGAAAGCAGTTGATTTAAGTCCAAATGATGAAAGATTGCAAAACAATTTAAAGTTCTACAGAGAGAAGGCTAATGAGCACACTAAATGAGATGGTAGATGAGATCAAGTCTAACCTGCAAGGTTACACCTTGCGACAGGACCGTATCAGTTATGTTGCAAACACAGGTGGTATATCTACTACCGATAGTAGTATTGCTATTGGCTCTGCCTCAAACCTTGCTAAAGGTATTATTGAAATTGATGATGAGTTAATCTGGATTGATTCTTTTAATAAAGCAAACAGCACACTTAATGTAATACCAGGATTTGGTAGAGGTTATCAGGGAACTTCCCCTGCACCACACTCACAGTATGCTCAGGTTACCTTAGCTCCAACATTCCCAAGAACTGCAATTAAGAAGGCTATCAACGATACTATCAATAGTTTGTTTCCTAACCTTTGGGCAGTAACCTCAACTACCTTTACCTATAACGCATCTGTTACAACCTATGCCCTACCAGATGATCTAGAGTCAATCTTGTATCTATCTTGGCAGACTACTGGATCAAGCCAAGAGTGGCTACCGATCAATCGCTGGAGATCAGATGGTATGGCTAATGCCGCTACCTTTAATACTACAAACACAGTTAGCATTTATGACAGTGTGCAACCTGGTAGAACAGTTCAGGTTTGGTATACAACTACACCTGATACTTTAGATAATAACTCTGATGATTTTGCTGATGTTACTGGATTACCACAATCTTGTCAGGATGTAATTACTCTTGGTGCTTCATACAAATTACTATCATTCTTAGATCCAGGTCGTATCAATCTCACATCTGCTGAGGCAGATAGTGCTGATAGCAAGATCCCATCAAGTGCTGGTGTTTCATCTTCTCGTTACATCTACGCTCTGTACCAACAGAGACTAAATGAAGAGGCGTTGAAGTTGAAAGACAGATATCCAATTCGTATACATTACACCAGATAAGGAAGGTTAATGACTCGTCTATTTAGTTCTATCAGTGTTGAGACAACACTAGCATCTAGTATATCCAACGTTGCTACCAGTATGACAGTAGCTGCGGGAACAGGCACCACCTTACTTGGTGGTGTGACTATTACTTCAGGTGACCAATTTACCGTTGCTCTAGATCCAGATACAGCCAATGAAGAGATTGTCTTTATCACAGCAGCAGCAACAGATACATTCACGATTTCACGGGGTGAAGCAGGAACGAGCAATATCGCTCATTCTGGCGGAGCTACTGTGAAGCACGTTCTGACCTCCGATGATCTAAACGCATTTGAGGCCGGATTAACACAAGAGCAAGAACCAATTCCAACCTCGTTTCTATTTATGGGAGCATAAACAATGGCAACAACATACAAAGTACTGGGGCAATCAGCCCCATCAGCAACATCTTTAACAACTTTGTACACAGTTCCTTCTGCCACTTCAACGATTGTATCTACGATTACTGTAGCTAATCGGGCAGCAACGGCTGGTACATATCGCATAGCAGTAAGAGTGGCTGGTGCCTCCATTGCTAATGCTCAATACGTTATCTACGATGCTTCGCTCTCAGCGAACTCTACAGATACTATGACACTTGGAATCACATTGGCTGCTACAGATGTTGTATCTGTATACGCATCCACTGCTGACTTCACATTCAACGCCTTCGGAACGGAGCTATCTTAATATGGCTATAGGAAGAATTCCAGAACCAGGGACTGGTATCCCTGAATCTATCATTGCTGCTAAGGGTGACATCCTCACCGGTACAGCTAATGATACCCCTGCTGTTCTCTCAGTAGGCACAAACGGACACACACTTGTAGCGGATAGTGCGACTGCAACAGGGCTAAAGTGGGCTGCACCTGCGGGTGGTGCTGGTTTAACAAAGATTACCTCAGCAACATTCAGCGCCGTTTCAAGTGTTAGTTTTCCAGACAACACTTTTACTTCAACCTATAAGGATTATCTAGTCCAATTTAATGTTACAAATGTTTCAGCAAATACCAACTTTCAGGCTAGAATGAGAGCAAGCGGCTCAGATAACACAGCCACAGAGTATTTTGATGCTACTCTAGTTTTGACTATGGGTAACACTTCGGCAAATAGGGCAAATGGCAATCAAAATAAATTTAACCTCGGTTACGCAAATAGTGGTACTGATCAATTCTCCCGTGCGTTTAATTTTATTAGTCCTCAAATTGCTACAAGAACTAGAATTTGGGGTGGTGGGCTTGGCGTAACTTCTGACTATGTAACTAATACTGAAAATGACACACAGTTGTTGCATCATAATGTTGCTAGTTCATTTGATAGTTTTACATTTATTGCATCAGGTGGCACGATGACAGGTTACTACGCAGTTTACGGATTGGAAGCATAATGACAAAACCATTAATTCAAATAGCCGATGAAGTTAGAGAAATGACCGATGCCGAGTTTGCACAGTTTGAGGCTGACCAAATTGCAGATGTAGAAAAGGCAAGTCAATTAAAAGCCGAAGCCCAATTAAAAGCCGAAGCCAAGGCAGCAGCGCAGGCTAAACTTGCAGTCCTAGGTTTAACTGTTGAGGATTTACTAGCCCTCGGTTTAATTGAACCAGAGCCTATCAATCTTATTTCGTAGCATAATCTTGAGGGATTGTTCTCAAAGGATAAATTGGAAAATATGAAACCATGGTTATCGAAAGCGGCTGCACAGTTGCGGGAACAAATTGATGACGCCTTCCCTGATCGCCTGCGTAAATCTGATGGGTGGATTGCTGATCGTTTGCATCAACAAAGAGGAAAGAGCGATCACATACCGGACGCAACAGCCAAGAACGTTGTTAGAGCAATCGACGTTGACGCTCGGCTTTCTGACGACAAAAGGACTTCAGCGTATCTGGCAGATCAGTTACGACTCTACGCCAAGAATTATGGACGTATATCTTATGTAATTCATTTGGGAATGATTGCTTCACCAATTCTTAATTATAAATGGCGACGTTATCGCGGTTACAACTTGCACAATCACCACATCCATATCAGTTTCAAAAAGAGTGAAGATAATAACTCAGAGTTTTTTTCCAATGTTCCACTACTAGGGGGTAAGAATGAATAGCAAGACTTTAGCCGTAATAAACTCTTATGCACGCAGCGCCTTCGTTTGCTTGGCAACTGTTTACGTAACAAATCCAAACGGTTCATTTGATGACATTTGGAAAGCCTTTATAGTGGCTTTTGCAGCGCCTATCCTTCGCGCATTAAATCCTGATGATTCAGCATTTGGCATAGGCAGTAAAGAGTAATGTCAGCCCTTGAGTGGGCTGGCTTTTTTGCTGGAATAACCACCACATTTATTGGAGTCCTTGCCGGCTTACGCTTCTTGGTCAGGGGCTGGCTTAATGAATTGCGCCCTAATGGCGGTAGTTCTATGAAAGATCAACTGACACGCTTAGAGCAAAGAGTGGATGAACTCTTTATTGTCATCACTAAGAAGTAAACTAAAGCCATGGCAACTAAACGTAAACCTAAAAAGAAGATTGCAAGAAAACGGCGCACTACTAAAGAGCCGGTTCTTACTAAGTTAGATTTTTGGGCGATAGCCGCTAATGAAGTTTATATGGCTTGCAGAAAATCAGGAATGGATGAGGGAACAGCCCTAGCCTTTGCAATGGATAGAGCCTCTTATCCTGACTGGATTGTGGATACTAAAGACCCAATCAAAAACCCATTGGACGATTTTGAAGAGGATGAATAAATTAAGCGAATCATTTTGATTTCAGACTTACAAATTCCTTATCATGACCCAATTGCAACTAGAAACCTTGTACGCTTTATTAACAAATGGAAACCGCATCAAGTCGCGACGGTCGGAGATGAAATCGACCTTCCTCAACTCTCCAAATGGGAACGAGGCTTGGCAGGGGAATTTGCTGGGACACTTGACAGAGATCGCCAAGTTACTAAGCAACTCCTTTACGACTTACAGGTAACCGATATGGTCAGGTCAAACCATACTGACCGATTATGGAATTCCATCAAGACCAGATTGCCCGCCTTTGCATCATTACCTGAATTACGGTTTGAAAACTGGCTTGGGTTGCCTGAACTTGGGATTAAATTCTGGCGCGAGCCAATGCCAATAGCCCCTAACTGGATTATCCTTCATGGTGATGAGGGACAAGTGTCTCAAAAAGGTGGTCAAACAGCCTTAGGATTGGCTATAAGGCATGGAAAGAGTGTGGTGTGTGGTCACACCCACAGAGCGGGTTTAGCAGCGTTTACAGCCTCATCAGGGGGCAAAATAGGGCATACGCTATATGGATTAGAAGTCGGAAACTTAATGGATTTTAAGTCCGCAAAATACCTAAAAGGTGGGTCGGGCAACTGGCAGCAAGGATTTGGAATTTTATACGTCAAAAGCAAAAAGGTTGCGCCTGTCTTTGTGCCTATTGAGAAAGATGGCAGTTTTATTGTTGAGGGCAAGACCTATGGGTAGGCAGACCGATTACGAAGAACGCACCATAGACGACCAGATTGACGCTATAGACGAATCTGGGCTTATATAACAAAAGCGTTATGAGACACGCCGCGTTCTCAATTGCCGGTGTCTGCCCCTTGTGTCATCCTTCTCGTATCCAAGTTAACGGATTTGGTGTAACGGAAAGGTACAAAATGAACTTAACATTTATAGATTTTGAAATGTTAACTGAAAATCAAATGCAGTTCAAAGGTATTGATTGGGAAGCCCAAGTCGATAGATTTGACCAAGCCCCTAACTTTGAGCATGAATATATCTATTGGGTAGAAAATAGTGCCGCCTTAGTTTTGGCGACTAAATACCTACAACAACAAGGTCATGAGTATCAGATCAATTATGACCTGAGATTTGACCAACCTATATTTACAACAAACTTCGCCGGTTCATGGGTGAACGCATGACCATAAACGGAATAACTATTTTGTGGTTTATGATAGCAACTGGATTGCTTGCTTATGCGGTTAATCTATGGCAGACAGAAACTTACAACCGCGGCTATTGGCGCGGTCGTGCGGTGGGTTGGGATATGCACCGAAGAATGATAACTATACAAAAACAGTCTGATGAGGTTTTTGACTATGAAAAAGACTGATGAGTTATTTAACGAAGTGCAACTTACACTCTCGCAAAGAGGCAGTATCTATGGTAATGCGGGTGTCAATCACCGCAGAATATCCGAATTATGGTCGGGTTACTATGATAGTTACATTTCGCCTGAGCAGGTGGCAATGATGATGCTTTTGGTAAAGGTATCAAGATT